GGTTATTGCACGCTACAAGAAAGATAAAAGAATCTATTGACTCCCTTTGAAGAAACAACGGTGCTAAATACACCGTTGAGTATTTGAAGGAAGCTAATAGGCTTTTACAGTTCTTTGTAGCTGGTAATCCTCAATCCTCAGATTCCGATTTGAGAGTTGGGGCCCCCGGTGGATTACCCTTAATAATACCTGGAAAACACCGTGATTTGATTATTAATAATCAAGATCACCGTGATTTCCCGAATGTTATAAGAGTAATCTTCGCGCTTCTAGGTTGTTATAGATTAATTAGATATCCGGGTACTCTTAAACTTGAGACTATTATAGATAAATCTACTTCCCAAGGATTAAATCCTTGAGAGGTTGGGTTTACCTTAAGTCTTAAATTTAAATCTATCTTTGATAAAACAAAGGTAGGTAAGTACTCGTATAACTTATTATCTTTAACAACCGCAGGACCTAATAATCGAACTTCTCTCATGTCGGCTCCTCTTGATGCATTAGCATTAAGAGCAAGTAACATTTTAGGTGATCTTAAAGTCTTATCAGATTTCTTTTCTATCGGGGTTTATGCCCTGTTAGAAAGAGAGCTGGAAGTACTTAGCGATATACCAACGAGAGGTACGGAATTATTAAGTAAGCTCTCCATTAAGGAAGAGCCTGCTGGTAAAAGGCGTGTCTTCGCTATCGTAGATATATGAACTCAAAGTGTATTGAAACCAATGCACGACCATGTGTTTTCAATCTTACGATTGATTCCACAAGATGGTGCATTTGATCAGATTAAACCAGTTAAAGCATTATTACTTCGGAACAAAGGATTAAAAACCTTTTGTTTCGATTTAAGTGCTGCAACTGATCGTTTTCCGATATCAATACAAGTTGATGTTTTATCTTTCTTATATAATAGAGATGTTGCTAATGCTTGGAAACAAGTATTAGTCAACAGACCCTATTATTTAAAAGAGACAAATCAATCATATACTTACGGAGCGGGACAACCGATGGGTGCTCTTAGTTCTTGAGGTGTCTTTTCCTTATGTCATCATCTTATTGTTCAGCTTGCTGCAACCAGAGTTGGTATTAGAACATGATTCGCCGAGTATGCTTTACTCGGTGATGATATTGTAATTACCAATGAGGAGGTAGCAAATGAATATTTTAAGATAATGACGGTAGAATTAGGCGTTTCAATAAATAAGAGTAAATCCCTACAATCAAATCAAGGAGTAATGGAATTCGCAAAACGTATAATTGGACCAAAGGGAGATTTCTCTCCGGTTGGACCGAAGAACGTTTCGTTGTTCCTGGCTGATAAACTTCATATCCCGAGTCTACTTGTAGATTTGAGAGATAAAGGTATTGGCATTGATTATTTCTTCGTTCGTAAACTCCTTACCACATTTAAGCAAAAGCGTCTGTTCAAATTTAATTGATCAGAACTTCATGCTATGATATGGAGCTTGACAGAACCCTTCGGCTTCTTAAAATCTTATACTCTTACTCCATACAAATGGCGTAAAAGTTTAGGAAATATGGAAGCGGTTGAGTCTCTAGAAAAGCTGTTGGAATTTATGAAGGAAGAATGGTCTCTAAACCAGGAAAAGGCCCTTAATACTTGTAAAGATTGTATAGATTTATATAAAGGATGATATCCGTTACATGACGTTATGTTTCATACGAATGTAATTCCAAGTCTGAAAGAGCAGAAGCTGAAATTAATCGAGGAATATGCTAGACTAACAAGTCTAAAATATCCAAAGATTGATTTCAAAGTTGAGTATCCTCGTATGAGATCGAGTTATAACATGATGGAAACATTATGAGATAATTCGGACCCTTATATGAATATACCAACAACTCCTGCTTCTCCAGATTTATGGATTTACATTTATGATGATAATAACAAAGTCAGATTAAGTAGATCTTTCGATATGCTTAAACCTGATTTCATGTTAGGACAAATCCTTAAGTATCTATCGGAAAACCTCCCACCAGTAATTCCAATGACTTCCGTTTTCGCCGATAATAATATCAACCGTAGATCACTTAGACATGTTAGCTTCCGATTCTTAAAGAAATTTATGAATTGGAGTCACCATGGTTAAATCTATACTTGATAGATTGGATCACCCTTCGAAAAGGTGTTTCAGTTATATTAAAGTATGGGGTTCTTTCGTTAGCCAGTAGCGTTACTAGGGTGTTCCTTCAATCGACTTTGGGTCGTGAAGGGAAGTTTTACCTTATATTTTATACAAAAATTAAGGGGGTCTTTACCATTAATATATTAAGGTTTAGATAGGGTGTTTAACCCGGATATTACGAATGAAGAGTAGGGCGTTTATAAACGTTCTTGAGTGATTATTTTATTGCTGAAAAGCTAGTTTTAACTAACCAACAACATTCCATCATCGAAAGATAGGTGGGGTGTATTAAAATTACAATGAAGTAAGATAATCTTGTCAAGAAGTCTTATAAATTCC